AAGATATGATTTCGGTTGTATTTGAAAGCGAGAATGCATTTATTGAAAAAATGCACCTTAACAACCTTACATCAAAATTAGACATTTATACAAGCGCTCAAGAGCATCAGGGTAAACTATTCTCCGTACAGAAATTACTCAAAGACGTGTTTAAAATGAGTGAAGAAGAGATTGAAGAAGAACTTAAATTGATAAAGAAAGAAGAAAGTAATCCTTTATATAAAAAGTTCTATAATGCTGAAGATGGTTTTTAACAAATCATTCAGTTATAAATAAACAAAGGAATATAAAAATGAACAATAAATCAAGTTTTACCGATTATATTAATGAAGCGACTTTCCATACCGACGAAAAAGCCCTAACAAAAAAGATTTCAAAAATAGTGGCTTTAATTGACTCTCTACCGGAAATGGATAGGGAAATTGAAAAGAAAGGTGAAGAATATACATCGCTTCTAATGAAATTTCTAAGATAAAGAATTCACAGACTGAAATGTCTATAAACTACAACAAAATATAGCGCTATGTTTTGTATAAGACCTATGGTAGTGCTAATACGGTTCGCCCCATTAGATACTTGGTCCGTGAATACCAAGAAAAATTACCAAAGGTTTTTCTGAAGTTAAGAAACAGAGTTTCTTTTCAATACAGAAAGTAATGCTATTAATTCATAAAGGAGAAATACAATGGCTGAAATGCTATCCCCAGGCGTATTTGTAACAGAGATCGACGCATCGGTTATTGCGCCAACCGTATCTAACTCAATCGCTGTTTTCGCTGGCCGCTTTGATAAGGGCCCAGTTGGTACATACACATTAATTACGAATGTTGATGAACTAATTTCGTTCTATGGTTTACCAACTGATACGAACTACAACGATTGGTACCAGTGCTACAACTTCTTACAGTACGGTAATAAACTATATGTTGCTCGTGCTGATAACGTCAATGGTACAAGTACACCCATTTCCGGTGAAACAATCCAGAATGCGGTTGTTCCTGACACTGTAAATGAGTTCAGCGTACAGGACGCTTCCAAATTCAATGTTGGCGATTACGTAACATTCGGTGGATCTGAAGAAGATGACGAATTCTACATGATTGTTGGTGTGGATGGAACTAATTCTGTAGTTACACTAGACCGCAATATCGAAATTGGCCTAGATGTGGGTACAACAATTAACTCATTCATTGCTTCAATGAATGGTATTGCTGAAGCAGTTGTCGAAGGTGGTACTGAAGTACAGGCACAGGATTATGTCGGTAACTACATTGGCATCGGAAACCTAGGGCAGTTCCAAGAAATTGAACAGTCAATTGTGTTCACTGGCGCAGATGCTAAGGTGAAATTCATGGCACGTAACCCAGGTGACTGGGCAAGCCGAATTGAAGTTGCGATTGCTCGTCCTGATGCATTCAATGCACAGAGTCCATCATACGCTTTTGATGGTATTGCACTGGATGATCTGTTCGAGTACTTCCCAACTGATACTCAGATTGGTGTAATCGTGCGCTATGATGAAGAAATTAAAGAAATCTTCACTGTTGATTTTGACCAGACCGCTAAAGACATCAATGGTAAGAGTACCTACATTGAGAATGTCATTAATAACCAGTCTAATTATCTGTTCGTTAAGGATAATACTGGAACTAATGTTGAAATCTCTAACTACCTAGTATCAGTTAATGGTGCTGCTGGTAAAGGTCCACTTGGGTTAGTACTAGGTCAGGATTCGCCAATCCAATCTGATGATCTATACGATGCTTATGAACTATGGGACAACAAGGAAGAGCTAGATATTGACATTGTTATTGCTAACGAATTAGATCCAGTACCTGCAAAAAATCTTTGCGATACTCGTAAAGATTGCATCGGTTTTATTGGTGCACGTTATGCAGATGTCGTTGGTAAAAAAGCATCAACCGCTGTTGCCAATCTTATTGAATGGCGTCGTAATGGTGACATGAATTTCAATAACATGTTTATCGCTGTTGGTGCTAACTATAAGTTCCAGTACGACCGGTATAACGATAAAAACCGCTGGGTCAACATTGCTGGTGATATTGCTGGTTTACGAGCTCAAACTTCCATGAGCCGTGCATCTTGGTGGGCTAGCGCAGGTCTCGAGCGGGGCCAGCTAAAGGGAGTTAAAAAGCTTGCTTTTAATCCAACACAAGGGTCTCGCGATATCCTATACAAAAACGGCCTGAACCCGATCTGTTCTTTCCCTGGTCAAGGACATGTTATGTGGGGTCAGAAAACGCTACTCGATCGCCCAAGTTCATTTGATCGCGTAAACATTCGTGGACTCTTTAACACGATGGAACGTTCACTAAGCAAAATGGCAAAACATCAGGTAATGGAGTTCAATGACAACTTTACTCGGAACAGAATCATTAGTATGATTAAGCCGTTCCTGCAATCAGTACAAGCAGGACGAGGCATTCAGGACTTCTTGGTGATCTGTGATGAGAGTAACAACACACCTGATGTAATTTCTCGCAACCAATTGGTGGTGGATATTTACATTAAGCCCACATATGTGGCCGAATTTATCCATCTGAAATTTACGAATGCGGGAACTAACAGTTTCTCTGAAGTAATTGGCGGCTAATTTGTTTAGCACATCGTAACACCAAAACCGGGCCATTTGGCTCGGTTTTTTTATATCTTCTGTTTTAAAATAAATAACATTCTTGTTAAGGGATATTCTGATCTAACAGGTCTTTCAATTAATGATTCATCGGCTGAGTTAGTCGATTACAAACGTGGAGAGGAAGTAAGACTAATTGATGATTATCATCTCATTTAGCATCCTCAATGAAGCGTTTAGATAAATATATATAATTTATCATAACTATTTATGGAGATAATTGTGAAGCTTAGTGAATACGCAAAAGCCAACTCTATAACATACCAGACTGCATGGAATCATTTCAAGAAAGGACTAATTCCTAAATCACGTCATTCTGTGCTAGGATTTATGGGAATCGAAGATCAAAAAGAAAAACTGAAAGAATCATAGAGGAACTATCCAGTGAATGAAATTCTAAAAGCATACAAATTCAGGATCTACCCTGATCAAGAACAACAAACCAAACTCAATCAGACGTTTGGTTGTGTTCGTGTGCTTTGGAATCACCTAGTAGCAAATTTTAACTCCTATGGTACAGACCAGTACCAAGAGAAATATTCTGAAAAGGAGATAAAATCTAACCCTGATCTGTTCTTTTTGAGGGATGTCTCTGCGGCTTCACTTCAGCAAAAAAGAATGGACTTCAATGAAACAAAGTCTCAGTTTTTCAACCCAAAAAGGAAGGTAAAACTGGGACGGATGAAGTTCAAGAAGAAGAAGTCCTACAAACAATCGTATCGCCTACCCAATCAAAAATTTAAACTAGATCAAGACAACTCTTTAATCCAATTAGAGAAGATAGGAAAAGTTAAGATTGTCTTAGACCGTAAGATTGATGGGAATCTAAGGTCTGTCACAGTCTCTAAAACTCCTACTAACAAATACTATGTTTCGATTCTAGTCAAGACAGATGTTAACCTACTGCCTTCAACGGGCAGAATGGTTGGTATTGATGTTGGCTTGAAAGACCTATTTATTCTATCAAATGGAATTGTAGCTAACAATCCTCGCTGGTTTAGAAAAAGCCAATCTAAACTAGTCAAGGCACAAAAACACCTTTCAAGGAAGAAGAGAGGCAGTGCTCGTTATGAGAAACAAAGACTCAAAGTAGCTAGAATCCATGAGAAGATAGCCAATCAGAGATCATACTTCACTCATAACATGAGTAGTTCAATAGTCAAGAACTTTGATGTTATTGTGACAGAAGACTTGAACATCTCTGGTATGAAGAAATCTAATCTTGGAAAATCAATTAGTGATGCTAGTTGGTCTGAGTTCATTAGACAACTCGGGTACAAATCTAGATGGTACGGAAAGTCATTCATTAAAATAGATAGATTTTATCCTAGTTCTCAGATTTGTTCTTCTTGCGGTCATAGAGATGGTAAGAAAACTCTTGACATCAGGGAGTGGACGTGTTCTAATTGTGGAACTGAACACGACCGTGATTTGAATGCAGCCAATAACATCCTTGTTAAAGGATATTCTGATCTAACAGGTCTTTCAATTAATGATTCATCGGCTGAGTTAGTCGATTACAAACGTGGAGAGGAAGTAAGACTAATTGATGATTCTCATCATTTAGCATCCTCAGTGAAGCGTTTAGATAAATTTATAGATTTATCGTAACTATAAACCTAAGTCTATCATTAGTTATGCTAATCGTCGTTGGAGTCAAGGCAATTTATATAAAAGACTAGGATTTGAATTTACACATAGTACACCACCAAATTATTTTTACTTTAAGAATGACTATGATGAATTACATTCGCGTGTAAAATTCCAAAAACATAAACTGAAAGATATGTTAGAAGTGTTCAACCCAGACTTGTCCGAAACTGAGAACATGTTCAATAATGGGTACAGAAAAATATATGATTGTGGTAATCATGTTTTTATAAAAAGATATAGTTAGTTCAAAAGATACATTCTTTAATAATATAAAAGGGCCATGTGGCTCTTTTGAACTATAAATATAATTAAATGGGAGGTTATATGGCATCAGGAATACAAACACTATTGGAAGAAACACTCGGTGATGGTGCTAGATCATCTAAATTCGAATGTTCTATAAGCTTTCATAATATGGCATTCATGGATAGTAAAGATATATCTATGCTTGTTAAGACTTCACAATTCCCTGGTAAAAGTCATGATGTCATAGACTTTAAATATAAAGGTAGGACGATCCCATTAAAAGGCCAGGTAAAGTACGACAATTCATGGTCATGCACATTTTATCTGACAGAGGACCACACACTCAAAAAGGGATTTGAAGACTGGATCGAAGCGATAGATGAACAACACAATATGAGTCAGAACTTAGATGGTAAGGTTACTGGAGCACAGGGTATTCACTCAGGTACTGGTTATGCAACGGACTTAGTTATTGAGCAGATGGATTTTCATGCTGAGAAAAGACCAGTAAAATACACCCTAAAAAATGCATTTCCAAAGGCGGTCTCGGGGGTTGATGTTGATTATTCTGGTGTTGGAACGCTTCTAGAATTCACCGTTGAGTTTTCGTATTCACACTATGAGGTTCAGTGATGGATTTTAATATTACAGAATTAAAGAAACACCTTGGTTCAGGTTTAGGTTTACGTAAAAATAGATATCTTATCGAGATACCTGACGCTAATGGAGAACAGCTCAACGTCCTCTGCCAAAGCGCCGGATTACCTGAACGTAATATAAACACCACTGAAGTTTGGCACAAGGGTAGGAGATATTCCGTTCGTGGAGAAACAGATTTTGGCGGTGAGTACGAGGTATCAATCGTTGATGATGATAAAATGAAGCTTAGGCAATTTTTTGATGCTTGGCTCAAGAAGGTCGATGATTCATCACGGGGCGCACCGTCTGGTGGGGCGAGTTATGAAGGTGGCGGTGCATCTGTTTCATTTGATTATCAAACCGATATAAATATATGGCAAACAGATCGCCCACGTGGGGGAGTGAAAATATATGGGTATAAGCTACAGAACGCGTACCCAAAACAAGTAGGCATCGTTACGCTAGACGATGGAGAAGAGAATACAATATCTGAATTCAGTGTGACGTTTGCGTTCAGTGAATTCATACCGCTAACCGGCGGATAATAAACATTTAAGGAGCTAATAATGGCTAATAAAGTAGCAGAACTAAAAAGGGCTTTAGGACCCGCAGCACGTGCAAATAAATACCGTGTAAATTTCAGTGTTCCACAAGCTGTTCCAACACAATCTGATTTATCGACAGTTGATACACTTTGTCGTTCATCATCGTTCCCAAGTGCATCTATTGGACAGATTGAAGTATTCAACCAAGGACGTAAATTAGTTATTCCTGGTGATACATCTTATACCAATACTTGGACACTAACATTCTATCAGACAGAAGACCATGGTATTCGTCGTGATATGATTGCATGGATGAAAGCAGCTGACCACTTCCAGGATAACAACCACTCTGGTAATCCAACGGCAATTCTTGGTGAACTATCCGTTGAACAGTTAGATTCACAGGATAAACCAACTGTTCGTTACACATTCCATAACGTATTCGTTCAAGAAATTGGCGAAATTTCTCTAACCGATGATACTGATTCTGGTGCAATGGAATTTGATGTAACATTCAGCTTTACCGACTGGACAGTTGGTGATGTACGTACAAACGAACCAACCGATTATAACGAACCTTCGGCTAACGATATTGCATCATAATACATGAGGGGCTGGTGCCCCTCATTTTATTGATAGAGGTGTCTAATGGCAATTAACAAGAGTGCTTTTTATAGAGAATTAACAAAAAAAGAATCTAATAAAAAGCTTCAAGAACTTCTTAAAGAGAGGATTAATCTCAGGGCTAAGAAGCATATTCAACCTGGTAATATTATCTTTACTTCGTATAATGCAAAGTACAAAGAAAATACATATGATAAAACACCTCTCGCACTAGTTCTTAAACGTGGTGTCAAACATACTCTTGTTATTAACTTTCATTGGTTACCAGTTGCAAAACGAATGTATCTTATTGACCAAATAATGCGAATGAACAAGCACAATATAGAAAAAGGGTTACCTCTCGAATTCAACTATGGGCACTTAAAACCAATGTTAAAAGCTCTTGGATACGCGCCATGCATAAGAAAATATATTAATGCAAGGATGGGCCGTGTTGGTGTCGTTATACCACCACATAGGTTAGTTGAGGTTGCTAGGATGAAGGGCGAAACATTTACGAATGGGCGTTATTCTGCATCGCAGCTTTTCCAAATGGCTAAAAGAGCTGGCCAAGCAAGACATAGAAAAACTTTACATAGATAAGTATAAATAAAACAAGTAATGTATTATGGGGTAATGATATGAATGCAGATGTTATTAAAATGGCGTTGGATGGTGATTATGATAATTTCTCAAAATCCATAACATCAGCGCTTAAAGATAAAATGGCTGAACACCCTATCTCACTTGATTATATAGATAAGTGTAACATCATTCATAATATGAAAGATCAGTTTAAAAGTGTTCAATACTATGGAGCCGTATCATGAATTTAATTTTTGATATTGATGCTAAGCCGGAATTTGTTATTGAAGAATCAATTGATGAAAGTACCGGGAAGGCTTCTAAGAAATATAAGATTAAAGGTATCTTTAGTACTATTGGTGAACGAAATAGAAACGGACGGATTTATCCACGTGAGCTATGGGAATCAGAAGTATCGAAATACCAAGAAAACTTTAGCACCGGATCAATCAATACACTAATGGAATGGGAACACCCAGCAAGAACTCAGGTTGATCCTATGGAGGCTGTTGCAAAGATTACATCTTTAAATATAAAAGATAAGTACGTAATGGGCGAGGCCGTTCTACTAGATAATCCTAAAGCTAATCAGATAAAGTCTCTTATTGATAATGGTGTTCAGATTTCCGTTTCATCACGTGGTGTTGGGTCTGTTAAGAATGGTGTTGTAGAAAATTTTAAACTTGTTACTTATGATGTTGTTGCAACTCCATCTGATTATAATGCAACAATGAATGGGTTAGTTGAAAGTTATCAACTAAATGAAGGTATTATTGAAGATTTATGCTTCGGTATTGATTCATCCGGCAACATCGTTACCGTCAATGAAGGATCTGTTGAAGCATTCGACAAAGATGAATTACAATCAGCCGTATTATCTAAGTTCAAAGATATCCTGGGACATTTTTAAGTAATAAATATATTAATAAACAAGAAGGAGATAAATCATGAGTTTGGAAAAACTTTTTGAATCGCTCGATGAAAAAGTTTTTACGGCTGAAATGAAAGAGTCTATGAAGACAGAATTCAATGAAGCAGTAGAACTAAAGGCATCAGTACTAGCTGATGATCGCATTGAGTACTTAAATGAAAAATCAGAAGAGTACATTGAGTACTTAAATGAAAAAGCAGAAGAATATGTTAAACTCCGTGAACAAGAAATCCTAGAATCCCTAGATAAATATCTAGACCGAGTTGTAGAAGAGTTCATGGAAACAGCCCAAGACTCCTTAGACGAATCTGTTAAATCCGAAAAAGCTGACATGATTATTGAGGCTTTTGAATCAATGCTTGTTGCTACAGGTGTTGAGGTTTCCAAGATTGTTGAAGCAAAAGAACAATCTGGTGAAGTTGGGTTAGAAAAGGAACTACAAGATTCCAAAGAAAAATATAACAGAGTAGTAAATGAAAATATTACTCTTCAAGAAGAAAACGAAAAATTAATTAAGATGGGCCTTATCGCTGAGTTAAGTGAAGGTTTATCGCTCGTTCAGGCCGAGAAATTCAAACGCTTAGCCGACATTGTTGAATTCACACGTGATGGATCATTTATCACCAAGCTTGAAACAATTAAAGAAAGTGTTAAAGGTGCAGTTGAAGCAGCGCCAACACAGATCAATGAGTCTTCAGATCAAAATAAACCAGTCTGGGCTCACCTAGTATAAATAATTAAAACAGGAGAATTAACAAATGGATAATATCCAAGCACTAATTGAAAGTACTAAATACGCTGCTCTGTCTGCATCTGATTCTGCAGCTATGAAGCTACTACTACAAAACACCGAAGCTGAGCATCAGCGTCTTGTTAACGAAGGCACCCTATCTGGTGATGTTGCTCAATTCACACCAATCCTAATGCCAATGGTTCGTCGCGTATATCCAAATCTAATCGCGAACGAAATCCTAGGCGTACAGCCAATGAGCATGCCTACTGGTTTCATCTATGCTCTAACCAACCAGTACACTGGTACCGATAACAACAAGGTTACACCAAACGCAAATGCTGTCATTGTTGAAGCTGATGCTGCTCTAGGTCTAACTGAAGGTGATACTGAACTAGGTGGTACTGTTGTATACGTTGAAGGTAACAAGGCACTAATCGCTGGTGCAACTGTTGCCGTTGGTGATACGATTGATACCGATAAAACTGTAACCGCGATCTTCTCTAATGAAGCTGCCTTCTCTAAAATTCTGAAGGGTTACACCGGTACATATACTACAGCCGCCGCTGAAGCACTGTCTAAGAATATGCGTGAGATTGGTTTCTCTATCAGCAAGAAATCCGTTGAAGCTAAATCCCGTGCACTAAAAGGTCAGTACACCGTTGAGATGTACCAAGATCTAAAAGCACAGCACGGTTTACTAGCTGACGAAGAGATTATGTCTCTAATGTCTTACGAGATGCAGGCTGAAATCGACCGCGAAGTTGTTGATTTTGTTAACGATAACGCAACTCAACTAGCTGATACCGCATTCTCTTCTACAGTTGATACTACCGGCCGTTGGGAAATTGAACGTTACCGTGCACAGGCTATCCGTATCTCTAAAGAAGCTGCTCAGATCGGTCTAGACACCAAGCGTGGTCAGGGTAACATCCTACTGGTTTCTCCAAAGGTTGCTACCATGCTTGAACAGGTCGGTACCTTTAAGACTGCTGAATCTGTATCATCTGTTCGTCAGCCAGTTTCTGGTGGTGTAGCTGGTACATTTGATGGTCGCTTTAAGGTAATCGTAGATCAGTACGCTACTTCTGATTACTGTACTGTTATGTACAAAGGCGCCGACCGTCGTGATGCTATGGGCTTCTTTGCTCCTTATGTACCAATGAGCTTCACCAAAGTTACTCATGCTGATTCTGGTCAGCCAGCCGTAATTGCTAAAACCCGTTATGCACTAGACACCATCCCAGGTGTTTCTGCACCTAACTCTAATGACCGTGCACAGAAATATGCTCGTTCATTCGGTGTGAACTTCGCTAACACTGTACTAGCTTAATTATAATAATAACTATGCTTTAGTATTAACCGCCCTTCGGGGCGGTTTTTTAATGCATTTGATTTATAATTAGAAAATGAATAAAAGACTACTACAATATCCATTAAAAGATTTTGATTTATCAAAAATCAATAATGCCGCATATGTCAAACGATCATACAACAAGTTATTGTTGAATTATTACTGGCACAAAAAACACGATATTATCAGAACCATCGAGTTCTCTCAAAAACGTTTAAAGGGAAATTGGTTCAAATTTATTGGAACATTACTAAAGGATGTTCTTGAAGAAAAATTTAATCGTGATATTACAGAGATAACTAAAGAAAATGTGCATTCTTTAATATATAAAAACACGTGTAAAAAATGTAATAAACCGATATCTGACTCACGTCAATTTTGTTCTAATACATGTTCAAACCAGTACAAGTCTCTCGATCCTGTTTTTAGGGAAAGGTTATCAGAAAGTGCCCGTTCTGCATATGAGAACATGTCAAGCCTAGCACTTGAAGAAAAGAATGAGAAAATACGTAAGTCAATCGTTAAACATAACGCTGAATTAAGTAATAAAGAGCGTAAAGAAAAGTACACTAATAAAGAAATACAATTAACTTCGTTTGATAACCTTAGTGTACGATTTCCTACATTAGAGTTTCTATTCAACAAAGAATTTTATTATAATAATCGTTACTTACCGGTTATGTGTAAGAAATGCGGTTCCAAGTTCGAGATAACAAAAAGTACTACTCTATGCAGAACAGTGTGCTATACTTGTAATCCAAGGAAGAAGCATAAAACACAAACAGAGATATTCACATGGATTAATTCACTAACACAATCAAAAGAAAATATTCGTGGGATCATTAATGGTGAATTAGATATTATCTGCCCTGCACATAAGATGGCAATCGAATATGATGGTTTATTACCACATTCATTTGGGTTATCAAAGGTACATTATTATTCCAATGATCCATCCGAGTATAGGTTAAACGATTATCGTTATCACCAGCGTAAAACTGAAGAATGCGAAGATCAAGGTTATCAATTATTACATATTTTTGAAAACGAGTGGATGGACGAATCAAAGAGAAATATCTGGAAGTCAATGATTAAATCAAGGATTGGTATAAGCGAACGTATTCATGCTAGAAAATGCATTGTGAAGGAAATCGATTCAAAAACATCTAATACTTTCATTGAACGAACACATCTCCAAGGCGTATGTCGTTCATCGGTTAAGTTAGGGTTGTACCATAAGGGTATTCTTGTGTCAGTAATGACATTTAGAAAGCACCGAAAATACCAATGGGAAATTGGACGCTTTTCATCTGACCTAGGGGTGAACGTTGTTGGTGGTGCTAGTAAATTGCTTAAGTACTTTGAGACAAATTATAAACCAACATCATTAGTTAGCTTTGCTAATAGAAGGTGGAGCAGCGGAAGAGTATATGAAAAGTTAGGATTTGAATTTCATGGTAACACTTCACCAGGATATTTTTACTTCTTACCAAATGAGAATATATTATATCCACGGGAAATGTTCCAAAAACATAAGCTCAAATCTGTCCTAGACACGTATGATGAAAGTAAGAGCGAAATTGAAAATATGCTTTTGAACAAGTATAGGATCATCTATGATTGTGGACATAAGAAATACGTGAAGAAATATGAATAATTGTAAATGATGATTCTTTAATATAAACAAATAATTCTTAATAAATAATAAAAAAAGGGAGTTAATTATGGCTGAACCAACCGATACCATTCTTAGTGGAATTGCATCTTCTCAAGAATCAATTGCAGCTTCGCAACAATCAATTGCAGCTTCGCAACAATCAATTGCAGCTTCGCAACAATCAATTGCTGATTCTTTGTCAATCATTGCAACAAAAATGACAGATATTGAAACGCATCTTGATAGATTACAATCTATCGTATATGATGAATCAAATGGAAACGTTAATGGCCCAACTATACGGGCCATGCAGAACTTTATTTCATCAGGAAGTATGTCTGAGTGGGAAAGAACAATGAAAGCAATGACTATTCATAGTATGAAGGCATCTGGTGAGCTTGATAGCATTTTGGCCGAAAAAGCAAATGTTGATGACTTTTTATAAGTGAGGTGAAATATGCCAAGTGCAGTCAGGTTAAGTGATGTATGCACGGGTCATTCTTGTTGGCCGTCAAGACCAAATGCATCTGCATCTACGGACGTGTTCATAAATGCTAGGGGAGCCCATCGTGTTGGTGATCGGTGGCAATCACATTGCTGTGGGCCTGCCTGCCATGATAGTAACCAAGCATCCGGCTCACCAAATGTATTTGTTAATGGGAGACCACAAGCTAGGGTTGGTGATAGTATAGCATGTGGTTCGAATAATTCATCCGGGTCCCCAAATGTATTCGTTAATGGGTAAAAATTAATAAACAAAAATTTATTATTATTCATTATTAAGCAATAGGTAATTTTATGAAACAATACTTGAATGCTTTACGATACATTATGGCTAACGGCGAAGATGTTAATGATCGGACTGGCACTGGTACAATTTCAGTATTTGGTTATCAGATGAGATTTAATCTCCAGGATGGCTTTCCTGCTGTTACGACGAAAAAATTAGCATGGAAGGCGTGTGTTGGCGAATTACTTTGGTTCTTGGAAGGGTCTGAAGATGAGCGACGCTTAGCGGAGATTACATTTGAAAAACCTCGCAATGAGCTAATTGATAAGAGAACTATTTGGAGTGCTAATGCTGATGTTCAAGGAAAGTCGTTAGGATATGTGAATAACCACATGGTTAAAGAACTCGGACCTGTGTATGGTGCTCAGTGGCGAGACTTTAATGATCAACATATCGATCAGATCGAGGAAATTATCGACCAGATTAAAAACGACCCAGATTCTCGTCGTATTATTCTGACGGCATGGAATCCAAATCATATTAGACACATGGCACTACCTCCATGTCATACGCTATCTCAGTTCAGAGTTATTAATGGTAAACTTTCATGCCAGTTGTATCAAAGATCGGTTGATGTTGGACTTGGGTTGCCATTTAATATAGCAAGTTATGCTCTTCTGACACACATGTTAGCTCAAATTTGTAATCTTGAAGTTGGTGATTTTGTGCATACATCTGGCGATATGCACATCTATAAAAACCACATTGAAATGCTAAAGGAACAAATAAAAAGAACACCACAAGATTTACCAACACTTAAAATGCCAGAGTTTAATTCACTAGATGAATTGCTTATGACGAAACCTTCCGATTATATATTGGAAAATTATACACCTTTGGAGTCAATTAAAATGAGTATGGCTGTTTAAATATAAGTATAATCATATTTTGTACTTTTTATTCTATAAACAACTAAGGATGTGGAAATACCCATATCCTTAGCACAATCGATTAAACTATTATATTCTGTATCACCAACTCTTATTCTCCTCATATTTGAGGGTTTCTGGCCTTTTTTAGAATTACTAATTTTTTCTTTTGTTTCTTCAGAATGGGTTTTTCTAAGAAAATTTATTCCATGAATACCACCCAAAAAGTACTAACATGTAGTACGCCATGTAATTCAGCGCATCAAGACCGTTGATATCTATACATATATCACGAAATAGTTTATCGGCATCATTGCGCGAATCAACTTTTAATATATATTCCCCTTCTAATCTTCTGTACTGATAAAGATAATCATGTACTAAACTTCCAATCATCAGTACTCCTGTCGGCGAAAGCCAAATTCTGAACATCTTTGGTATAGATGCACCATCGAATACATATCCCTTTGGTACATGATACTGCACATTATCTAGTGCGAACTCAAAATTTTCTTCAAGAATCCATTCTCTCGTACATGAAAGCCAAAGCCAAATTGCACCAAAATATCCCTTATCTTTCGTTGGGATTGGTTTAGGGCGAACCAATGGCATTTTATTATAAAAGAATCGTTGTTTTTTAGTTATGTACTTACTTAATAATTTACTCATCAGATTAATAACAAAACCTGATATGATAACAATAAGTAAAAGAATGAATGGTAGTGAATTATATATTGCTAATATCGTGTTCATTGACTACACCCCGCTTAATTAACATTTCTCTATTTTCTAAGTGAGCATTCTCTATAAGTTCTTTATTCCCACCATAGTATGGTGCTGCATAACATTCGTTAACTAATGTATCACATACCGATACACCATTAACTAAAATGTCACCTAGGACTCGACCGAACTTACCGACAGGGTTAAATTCATCTGATACAAGAACTAAACGTTCATCTGATAATAACTCGGTTAATCTTGTCTTTGCTAGGTTTCCAAAAAACTTTTCAACCTTATCGGATGTTCTGGATTCTGGTGCATCGATTCCATTTAATCTTATTCGTTCATTTGATAAGACAACGCCGAATCCAAGATGAATGTCGACATCCACCGTATCACCATCCACAACCCTCCTAAGTGTTACTTTATATTGGTACATCTGTTTTACCTCGAGTTTTTATATGCTTCCGAACCAAAAAATACAGACACTATACCAGCGACTGATACGAAATATGTTGGCGCCATATCGCCAAGAATTTTTGATGCATCACTAAAACCAAAGAACGAACATAAGACAACAATAATGGGATATGATAGCATTCCACCCAGTGAGATCCAAGTCATCTTTCTTTGGGAATCGTTTCGCTCATCTTCATTTTCAAATCTTTTAATGCGTTGAACTTTGTCAATCTCTTCTTCTGAAATATCACCATCAATATTAAGATCATATTTCGTGAACATTTCTGAATCTTCTTTTTTGTTCATACTATCACCTTTTTTGTATTTATATAAGTATAAATACTGAAACAAAACCCATGGAGTTATATAGTGAAACTATCAGATGGCATACAACTTGCATACCAAAGAAAATGGTCAATGATTAATACATTCACTGTGCAGATCAATTCACCATTGGTAGATTTTGATGAAAGTATCAATTTGAGTATTGTCTCGTTTCAAACACCAGATTTTACAAATGACCCAATTGAAGCATTCATTGCGAATAAATGGCGCATTCATAACGGTAAAGATGCACTTTATAGATTCACAATTACATTCCGCGACTATGACCAAATGTCACTATACAGTAAGTTCAAAAAAATATACCGTGACCAACATGAAATGTATTTTGATGATATGAAGATGACCGTTATCATAGAGAAAGACGGAGACTGGTTACCAGAAAGTGCAAAAAAAATTATGGAGTTTGAGGGAACAATGATTGAGGGTGTTTCTAACTTATCATTCAGTAATGAAACAGAAAATCAGATTGCTGAGTTTACAGTGAACTTTAAATGTACAGAACCAACAGTTTATTAAAAGGAATGAAAGATGATTCTAGATCTAGGTAATAAAACAATCAATATCAGAAAGTGGAAAGGTAAAGATAAGAAAAAATTCATCAGTTCCCTTCAGAAGAAAGATATTGATGAAATAGAAGTCATGCAATCACTAGTGTACGATTGTGTTGAAGAGGATGTCGTGTTAAGTGTGGACGAATTTAGATATGTTCTATCGCGCATTAGAGCACTAACACTTGGAGAAGAGATCAGTATTGATTTTTATTGCAAGAACTGCGGTATCATTCATAAAGAAACATTCAATCTTAAAGACGCGATCAGATTTAATTATAAGCCTAGAAAGACACTTGAAGTAAACGATGTCAAGATTGAGCTAGGTGATATAAGAAACAAAGAGTTCTATATTAAAAAAATAGCCGAAGATGAAATATATGATCTATTGTTAAGAATTGTATCTTTTAACTCAGATAATACGTTCACTCTTGATGAATTAGTTGATAAATTAGATGAACTTGATTTAGATGTGCTTGAAGAAATTATGAAGCAGTACAATGAATCAAAGTTCAGAATTGATAGTATTAATACTGTGACATGTCCAGAATGTAAGACAGAAGTAAAATACGATTTTGATGAATTACCAGGGTTCTTCCCAGAAAGTTGGTTCAACGATTAAGTACTATATGTACTATATGTACTATATGAAGGTGTTATATGAAGGTACCATTTGAAATTAACGGTCGAAAATTCATTATCGAACCGTACTCAACTAATATAGAAAAAGAGATACTATTGACATCTAGTTTTGAAGTTCATGATCTAGATAATGTACTTGAGCTACTTGGTGCAAAAGATTACCAAGATCTTTCGGATGATGAAAAGAAGGTTCTTCTATACAAATATAGAGAAATCAGTCTTGGTGATGAGATTGATATTAAGTTCGTATGTGATGAATGCGGTCAAGGTCAGGATGGTACCATACCTGCGAACAACTTCATTGTGCCTGGTAAACGTAATGATAAAGATATTAAAAAGTTATCAATTGAATTCTCTGAAGATAATATGGAACTTTATACATCGTTATCACAAGATGAACTGGACGATCTTGATTTAGATGAATATGAAGCACTACGCCAAAGAATTATTGATAATCAATCATCTATATCATTTATAAAGCAATGTAGATGTGCAAGGTGCGGAGCGCATAAGAAGTTCGATATTGGTTCAACGAAATATATCATTGAAATCATGAGTGATGATTCTCTAATGACATTATATAAAAGCTATAATTTCATGGTGTACTTTGGAAAATATAGTAAAGAAGATATTGATTCAATGTACCCTTTTGAAAGAAGCGTACTAATTGGGCTATTGAACAAAACCAAGGAGGACCTCGCTAAATGAATTCAGATGATATAAATGCAGCTAAAAGCGATATTAAATCAGACCATGAAAATACGATTTCTTTAGATATAAAAATAAAGAAATTAAAAATTGCCCAAAAAATGGCAATCACGAGAAGTCGTAAAGAAAAGCTTCTTTCTGATGCTAATGATATATCTAGCTCCATTGACACTAAAATTAAAAGTATAGCATTAAATAAGTTCATTGTCAGAAAGGTACAAAGACTTAAAGGCCTTGGGAAGAAGAAAGAAGAAATCAATGAAATAATAACAAATCTTTCAGCATCTGAAGAAAGTATTCTTGATCGCCATAAAAATATTATATCTGGTTTTGGTATTGATAAGAAGTTCGTTGGTTTAAGCGCCGAGGAAATACTTGAGCGTGTAAATGCATTGGACGGGGCGCAGGATGAAAATGGTGATACAGCACCAGCTTTACCAACACCTGAAAAGGTGTCTGATGAAAGAATTGATAGTACCGTTGGTACCAATCAACTAAATGACGAAGGACCTTTAGAAGTCCGTACAAATGCTGATACAGCACCAACATCAGCACCAACATCAGCACCCGTAAAGACGTCTGATGCAAGAATTGATAGTACCGTTGGTACCAATCAACTAAATGACGAAGGACCTTTAGAAGTCCGTACAAATGCTGATACTGATACATTGAACGACGTTGAAAAAAACAACGAAAGGATTTACGATTACTTAGTTAAATCTGGTGAATTAGACATTGCGAACTATATTCTTGATCTGATGACAAGACCAGAGTTTAAAGACTCTATGAAGACATCGGAGATTGAAAAGAATACCGAGGAAGTAAAACGCTTATCATCGATTAACTCAGACATCTATCAAAAACTTGACGAACTTGAGGAAGCCTTAGTCGATGAACAGGATACAAGTATTTCGATTCAAGAACGTTTAGAAGAGGAGATAGTACAACAAAATAACACCACCGTCGAAGAAAAATCTAAAGATCCTAGTGGTAGTTTCATTGGTGCTATCCTAAAAATGATTTTTGGGGCAGATATATTTGATTTATTAGCGGGTGGTAGTTTATTCAGGTTAGCTAAGGCGATCATTAAATCTGGATGGAAGATAATCACTAAGGGTATTAAGTCTCTTGTAGGACCAATGCTTGATAAAATCAAAACATGGGCATCTAATAAAATTGCATCAATTTCTGCCAAAATAATGGACAAGGTTGGTTCACTAGGAAAGGCTTTAAGTGATAAGATTGGTGCATCTAAATTCGGGAATAAAATTAAGAATACTGCATCTAGCGTATGGGATAGTACACGGAAGAAGCTAGGTATTCCTGATAAACCAAGGGTTCCACTAGATGCTCCAAAAAAACTATCAAGGGCAGCGAGTGAAGTTGGCGAAGAGGCAGTAGAACAAGCTGCAAAGAAAGCAGCTAAAACTAGTGCAACCGAAGCTAGTAAAAAGGCAGCGAAGTTAAGTGCATCTAAAATTACAAAGATTAAACCTACTGGTATTCTTAAAAAGTTGCTTAAGTTAACAAAGCCTGTACCATTCTTAGGTACGGCGATTGCCGCTGGTACTGGCATATATGCTGCACAGGACGGTTATCGCCATGCTGATGAAATTTTAGGAAAGGATAAGAAAGATCTAACAGCACTAGATAAGCTTGCATCAGCGGCGGGTTCTCTCGTTAATGATGTATCATTTGGATTACTAAGTACGAAAGGTACTGCTGAAAAAATCATCAACTTCTTTAATGGTAATGAAATCAAAGATGCTGTCAAGAAATATGAAAAGATGGGAATCATCGATCATGATGTAATTGGTAACTCTGAAGTTCTTGACTGGGATAAACTTGCAACGCTTCCATCAAAAGAAATTGATAAACTAATTCAGTTTGACGACTGGAGTAAAAAAGATCTAAGTAAAATGAAGGATCTTTATAATAAAAGAGTTAACTTCGAAAAAGAAAATAATATAGAAGACGAGAATGAAGAATTAAATGTACCAGATAAATTAATATCTGAAGAAGAAGCTGCAAGGCAAAGATACTTAGAACTTAGTGAAAAGCGCAAAAAACTACAATCCGAAGGTAAAGGGTACGAGTTCTCTGAAGAAGATAGGGAAGAACAATACAAGGCATATAAAACAATCCAAACATTAGGTACTGTTAAACAGTATTTGAATAATCCGGAGAAATTAGATGAAGATTTAGAGACCGCGAAAAAGAACCTTGCGGATTTTAAAGATAAGAACAAATCTAATTCGTATGAGGATAGTTTTGGTGTCAGACGATATAATCATAGTGCATTAACTAAGAAAGCGGGAGAGTTAAATTCAACTGTTCTAAGATTAGAAGAAGCAAAAGCAGCTCTACCAAAGTATATTCAAGAGGCAAACGCATCACCAAATTATACTGAAGATACTAAAGAAACGCAAACGACCCCAGAAGAAATTATTGCTCCTAAGAAAGAGGTAAATAGCTTAACATTATCTCTAATGGAAAATGATGAAGCCGAAGCTAGTGAACGTTTTAATGAACTCTATGAAAAGCGTAAAAAATTACAATCGGATGGCCAAGGTTATAAATTCTCTAAAGAAGATAGAGACGAATATACAGAAACTAAGAATAAAGCAACAGTACTAAAAATTGCAAAACAGTTTATTAATGATCCAGAAAAACTCAATAAGTTAATATCTGATGCTAGTAAAGAATTAGAAGAGTTCAAAAATAAAAATAAATCAAGAGCGTATATTGATGACTTTGGTATTACTAGGTATAACAACTCCCTTCTAGAACAAAAGAGCGATAAACTCCAAAGTAAGTTAGTACAATTAGAGAAGGCGAAAGAGTATCTTCATGAATACACTATGATGGCGAAAACATCAATTGTACCAAGTAAACAAGTTGAGGTTGAGTTCAATACTTCCTCTGATCCAGAACCGGTCCAGTACCAAATGAAAACGATACCAACGACCGTAGTTTCTCCAGAGACGTCGAGTACACAAGAACCATCGAAAGTAGCTAGCACTAACCCAAGTGATTATTCTGTTGGTGATTTATTTGCAAAGTACAAAGTTAGTGATTCTGATATTGAAGGATTACACCCTGCGTTTTTACATAACTTAAAGGCAATGGCCGCTGAGTATTTAGATATGTTCGGTGAAAAGATTCAAATTAACTCTGCGTTTAGATCGTTCCAGGAACAGGCGGCACTAAAACAAAAGTACGGTTCAAGGGCAGCTGCACCTGGAAGTTCAATGCATAACTATGGCGTTGCTGTTGATATGAACACGTCAAATGCTAATAAAGCCATTAGAGGAGGCTTATTTGATAAGTACGGATTCCATAGACCAGTAAGGGGAGAAACATGGCACGTTGAACCAAATAAAATTGATAGAGCAGCTATTCGTGCATCTGGTTTGGGTGGTAACCCTGATGTTGCTAAGACAGCGAATATACCAAAAATTGAGGTGCCAAAACCCGAGACAGAGGGTGCAACACCGGAAGAAGATGTTGCTAATCAGCCAACAAAAAGCAATTCTGAAATCGCGTTAGATGTAACTGATCCATTAGAGAAAGAAAGAAAGAATACTGAAGCTCAGATAGAAGCTCTTGAACAAACAGTTGTTGCAGTGAAACAGCGCAGGGATAAGGCATTAGAGGCCGGAAATCAAAAAGCCGTTGAAAGTAACAATAAATGGATTAAAGAACAGGAAGAAAAAATAGCTGCTCTTAAAGCGCAGATTGGTGAAAGCGATGCAACCGCCCTTGCAAAAAATGATGTTTATAAAGATAAACAAATCGTTAGGTCTGAAGAAACTTACTCTGCTGGTGTTGAGAATACAAAATCCTATGATACTAGAGGGTATATGCTAGCATCACAGAATGTTATAAATAACGTAAATGCATCATCTGTGCAAAATAGACAGGGTAATGATGCCAAACCATCTCAGATGTTTGTTAATTAAGTGAGGTATTAAGTGTCAATAGTAAACTCTTACCCATCTGATGTTCAAAATGATCCAAATAGATGTATAATTATTCTAGCCAAAGAACAAACGAGTTTAAGTGGCAGTATTAGTGAACTACAAGCGCAGGTTGATAAATCGTCCGATCAAATTTTGGATATTGTTTCTGGTAGAAGTTCAGCCCCAAGTGATGCTGGTAGACAATCACAGCTTGGATGGAAGACAAAGAAATTGACAAAGGCTGCGACAGTATGGGGATGTGCATTACCACTTCCAAATGAAATTATGGATAGCCAATCACACCAATGGGAGACAACATCTGGTTATGTTGGGCAAACCGTTGGTGGTTTGGCTAATGCTGATATTGTTGGTGGTATATCTGCAAACAAAGCACTTGGTGAACTTGCATCAGCATCTGGGTTTCGGAAGCCGTTAATCGATCCAGGATATTTTCAAGATTACAATGGTACGGAACCTCGTGAGTTTACATTTACATGGGATCTTATTCCAAATAACGCAGCGGAAGCCCAGGAAATACATGACATCCTTTATAATTTAAAGAAATATACTTTACCGATGTCAACGATAAATGGATTATCATTACTATCACCGTTCATGTTTGATATAACCATAGGTAACCCAATCATTAATAGAATAATGAACATGAACAATGTTGTATGTAAATCATTATCAATTAATTATAGTGCAGATGGTTCACTTCAGTTTTTCTCAGATGGCATGCCTAAAATGTGGAGACTGGAAGCAACATTCGCTGAACGCTCGCTTGTAACAGCTGACTTCTACTAATGGTAATTACTTATGAAAAATACAATTATAAACTATGAATTAGAAGAATTCAATGAAAATGATATACCGATAGATGGGATACGTTTTGTTCATGATTATAATACTAAAGATGTCCACTTTGATGATTTATATAATGAAATAAAGGATATAGTAACAGTATATCAGGTTCAGAATGGTGATAAGCTTGAGCGCATTTCAATGGAATTGTATGGCACACCCGATTACTGGGATATTCTTCTATTACTGAATAAGATGGATCCTCTGTTTGACATGCCATACGACGATGGCAATGTATTATCACAAGCAGAGATATTCGTTAAAGTATACCAGAATACTATCTATATGAACAACCCTCTTGTCCAAACAAGAACAGATGAATTACGTGATGAGATAGTAGAAGATGTTATTGAGGAGAACAGGAAACGTGGTATCATCTACGTAATAAAATCATCTCGTATGGGTGAATTTCTACTACTAGCAACAGCAAAAGGTTTAATTTAATGAGATCATCTAGTAATCTTTCAACTAGTAATATTTTCAATGCTGCTAATAAACTAAAGGAATATAGTGTCACTGTCGCTGGACTAAAGCTAGCTAAAGAAGTTATTATTAGTTTAGAAATGGCTTACTCTAATAAAACACCAAGGGTCATTGGTGAGTTAGTATTCAAAGATATGTATGATATGAACCTTCAGGTTGATTGGAAGGGTTCGACTGTCAGTGTCATGTACATGGATCTTTACGACAAAATTTTGAATAAAGAATTCAGAGTTCTTGATGTTAGGGAATCATTAACTGAGAATAACGAGAAAAGTATTACACTGGAGTTACAGGATATATTTTCATTTACTCTAGAAAAAAGTTATCTACCAAAAAGTTTCACGAAAGATATTATTGGTGCATTTGATGAGTATCTTATTGAATTAGGAATTAAACCATATCCAAACCATACTTTTGATTTTTCTTCTTCATCACACAACAATTCGTTTACTATCCCTTACAATATGACGAATTTACATTGGTTCGAAAATGAACTCATTAGATACGGATATGTCTTATATCAAACAAAGGATAAAATATGTTTAAAAACATATGATGATCTGATACCATCAAAATTCCCACCAAATGACCCGGGTAAGCCTTATAAAGATGGTACCGATAATCAATTATATAAAAACAAAATTTACGAGTTAATTCCAAAACATGTCCAATTGAAAAATACTCCACCAATTACAAGAATTTATGCTTATGACATTAAGTCAAAGAAAATACAATTTAATGAACATAATACAATATCTGATCTGATCTTAAACGATGACACCGCGAATATACAAGAAACCGTAGGTAAAATTGATGTTTATCAAACACATTTAAACTTCGATGAAAATAAACTTCGGATGCGCGAAAAGTTCATGTCTCAGTACGAAATACAGATTATTGTTAATGGATATTTTAAAAATGATCTAAACCAGATATATGACCTGGATTTAAGAGGATTCAAGGGATCAATTGAATCGACAAACAAAGGTAATATGATTCTAGGCGGTAAATGGGTTTCATCAAGAGTTGTTGATAAAATAATTGGTGATTCTTTAATACAAAAAATAACATTAAATCGCGCTGATGCCGTTAAGAAAAAGTAAAGAATATCAAAGGATAATCAATGCAGAACTTACATTTGACACCTAATTCACATACCGAAGATAATATTACGGATCCAACACAACGATCTGCTGGAATGATCTTTTATCGCGGTGTTGTTGAAGATAATAATGACCCAGAAAAGCTTGGGCGCGTACGTGTTAGAATTCACGGGATTCATACAGAAGTAAATGAGAATGCTGGCGAACCTTTCGCATTTATACAAACATCGGACTTGCCATGGGCTGAGGTAATGGGCAGTACCGCATTTGGTTTGGTTGGAGGTATCGGAATATCATCTGTTCTTAGACAGGGTACATGGGTTTGGCTTATTCTTGAACTAAATGATCCCAATAAACCCGTTGTCATTGGTACTATTGCGGGTAGTGTTACAGAGAACCCTATTGCTAAACAATCAACCGGTACTGGGTTTTTTGATCCTGATGAAGTTCATCCATTTGAAAAGCGGTCATCTGAACCAGATATTAATAGATTATCAAGAAACGAAAAATTAGGAGATGTGTACTACGATGAACCCTGTCCTATACTTGGGCTTGATACAACCATCCACAAAAAAATAAACGATACACTAGATAAGAATCCAGGCATTGTAGATGGTGTCTCGGGCGCAGACGTGTCCCAGAATGAACCTGAATCATTAAGTTCGAGTACCGTATATCCCGATTCACAAGTCTTAGAAACGCAATCTGGTCACATAGTGGAGATAGATGATACGAGTGGAAACGAACGCATACGATTGTGGCACAGAACGGGAAGTTATATTGAAATCAGACCAGATGGTACATTTGTGCAGAAATCAGTCAATGAGGATTCTGAGTCTCATTACATCCACATGAGTTCTATACAAGAACATATAAAAAAATCAGTTCAGACTTATATAGAAGAAAATATGGATGAGTATATTAAAGGATATGTAAAACGCTATATTGAGGGTGAATTTAAAGAACACGTCGTTGGTGATATTACATGGGATTCAGATGGGAATGTAAAATGGACAGTTGGTGGTAATTTTACATTGAATGTTGCTGGAAAGATCGATGTTGATTCAGGAGTTGAAATTGATATGGATGCACCAATCATTAACCTGAACTAAATATTTTAATTATAAAAAATGAATAAAACCTCAGATATAAATAGTCGAAATATCTGAGGTTTTTATGTATAAAGACATTGACTCAATTAATTCTGACGTAACTGATTTATATGCAATCAACAATAGCATTAGGAATATACTAATGACGAGACGTGGCTCTGTTCCAGGTAAGCCCAATTTCGGTAGTGATCTATATAAAGTTATTTTTAGCCCTCTTGATGCTCTAACTGAAGCCGTTGCCAAGAATTATATTGAAGAGGCGTTATCTGAATTTGAGGATAGGATTAATGTGATAAACATTACTTTTAAGAGGGTTGAAGAGTACAACCGATTAACGATTAATATCGAGTATGTGTATTCTGATCCACTATTCAACCAATCAAATACATCTACAGCTGTTACATTTAATTTATAAATATTCTTAAAAATATAGGACACAAGTATGGCTATCGAGGAAACTATCCCATTTAATTTTGATGACACGTATAAGTTTATTGAAAACAAATTCATTAGCGCCGGTTATGATGTCCAAGAAGGCTCGAATACAATGCAGCTTGTAACTGCAATGTCGTACCTAACGAGTATGCTAAATGTAAATACTGCCGTTAATATCAATGAAACACTGTTACCACTAGCGAGAAAGCGGAACATGATAATTAAAGATGCACAGGTTCTTGGTTATGAGCTAGATCATAAACGCTCATATCAATACCGAGTGCAGATTCGAATTAAGAATGATAGTAACAATGATATTATTAAACAGATCCCTAAATATACAAAATTCGTATCCGATGATAAAAATTATTATTATATGGGTGATGAAATCTCACTTGATGTACCAGCAAATTCAACAGTTGACACCGAGATTATTATTAAAGAAGGTAATTTAATACGTTATACAGATACTAACCAACCATCATTATCCGTAGTCATTCGAGGGTATACTGATGGCAATGGGCAACCTCAAGCAATTCATTATATAGACGTTCCATATACTGATATTGAAGAGGACGGTATTGATATTTTCATGACGTACTACGACGAGTTTGGTATCTTTCACGATAAAGAAGAGTGGGATAGATCAAAACAATTTATGATTGATAAAGATTCCGTGCTGTCTAAAGAGTACGTACGAATTGATAATATTGAGTACAGAACACCTCGTCTTTATTTTAAAATAGGAGATGTTGGTCAAACACTAAGAGTTGGCACAATTGCCAATATGAACGTGCTCCAGAGTTCTGGCAAGGATGGCTTTATCACGGGTGCGTTAAAGACTGACGATGATATCGAAGTTCTTTCATACGATATTGAAATGGTTGGTTCTGATGAAGAATCAAATGAAAGTATTAAAAATAATGCACCGCTGTTTCACAATACTGCTAACAGAATTATTACAAGAAATGATTATTTAGCATTCGGTAATCGTCAAGCAAAAGTCAAGACATCGTGTGTATGGGATGGGCATGAAGAACTTCCAAAGATGCCAGGTCATATTTGGTTTAGCTTTTTGTCAAATAATATTAATCGCCAAATAATTTCAAGTGATAACAAAAATATATCCTTTAATCTGCACCGCGTTGACGATACAAATAACTGGTATCTTGATCAAAATTTAGATACGATTGACCCAGATATTCAAGAAATATATGATAATCTTAGCGAGTACAAAATTCCAACATTAGTATTCCATCATCGTAACCCTGTTTTCATGGATTTCGAGTACGATGTTAAAATTGCGAAATATGTTGGATCAAGAACAAATGCTGAAATTAACAAATCAGTGTTTGATGTCATTAACACATTTTTTTCTGGTTATAACGAAAATGGCGAAAAAGTAAATCTCAAACCAATTGAATCATTTGGCATTGAGTACTTTCAGTCAAATTTAAATAAAAGAATTGATACAGATCTAACGGACATTACTGGTTTTGATTTAGATCTAAAAACGTCTATTAGATTAGTTAAAGAACACATATCTAAAGATGAACGCGTATCTGTATATGATGATGAAAAAAACCCATCTTTTTATTATAAAGAAATCATCTTTCATTTAGGTTACCCTTATGAATTAGATATTGATGAGTACTCTAGGGAATTTGATGTAAGTAATTTACCTATCATTGATAGGAGATTATTCATTAATAATGAAAACATCTATGTCGATACAGAAAACCCCATTGTTGATATGAAAAACGACGTTACCGTGTTTAATGTTATTCTTGGTAATGGATGGCCAGGTGCACCGAAATCGTCTGATAGAACGATAGGGCATTATCGAGTACACCATGGTAGGATCAAAACAATAGAAGTAACTTTATTCATTACTAGTGAAAATGGACACGAACAAGGTCTTTTAGAAAGTGATTTTGATGAACCTAGAGAAATGCTTATAAAATACCCATCAAATAACATTAGGTTTTCAAGAAACACAATTCCAAGGTTAAAACGAGTATCTTTTAAATAAGGGTTTAAAATAATGAATAAAGACATTAAGGTAATATTCGATTCAATTACTCCGGATAATATTAAAGAAATCCCGGCAATTCGTGATGCCATGGATATATTCATTGAAACTCTCGAAGAATTATCCAAAGTAAGTATTGATATTAAGAATGTATATGAAAACCCTAATATTAAAGAACAGCTCGTAAAAACATATCTAAATGATCTTTATAGTGTTTTAAAACAAGTACAATTGAATGATCAATTGAGAAAATCAATTGATAGAGTCAATTCATATTACGAATCAGCGAGTTCTGGTGATACACCACAAATGCAGTTCATTAATAGAGACGCGATTGATGATCTTGCTAACTATGTATCAGAAGAGCATTTCTTTAGCTTTAAGTCATTTAAACAGCATAAAGGGACTAAAGCGGCTATAGAATATATTTATGAGTTGATACGTGGATTTGTTATTTCAACGAACGAGCCAACACCTCTTATTTTTAGAGAAGGTAAAGATCCTTTCCATCTTGAGATTGATGGGCCATTACCTGTTGAATTTTACGAATATATTGTACATCCATTAGCGCACCCTCTTGGCTTTACATATGCATATGAAAGATATATTTTTCAAAAACTAGAGGATTTCTTCCCGTGCGATTGGGTTGAGTATAAAACAAATGTTCTAGAGGTAAGATGTCTATTCCCCGATGGATCAACTAAAACAACACCTTACATTAATAATTTAATTAGTGATTCTGAAAGAGATGCCCTTGGTATTGACACAGATTTAAAAATTGTCGATATTAAAGACAGTGTCACTTCCAGTGCTAGGATTCGTCTTGTACACTTAAGTAATGGTAAATACCTAAAACAAGAATCACTTATATCCGGACAGATTCGTGTCTGGGAAATGGAAGGTGACGGTGGCCCAAATGATATTATCACAAGAACATTCTCTGAACAGTGTTCAATTTACCTTGATTATACGCCTAAGCACAACACTGGTGTACTTGATGATTTATTATCAACAGTACATTCATTCTCAAGTGATAGTGTACCGAGATTATCAATTGCCAATCTTGCAGCAGTAGATGCGTTGCGTGGTATTGATATTGAGAAGTACGTGCACGGTGATAGAACTAATGATGACAAAAATACACTTTACTCGGCGCTACTAATATCTGACGTATCCAGCGAATATGATTCTGGTACCGATATTGGATCTAATAATATTGGTGATTTCACCAAGATAGATATTGATTCATTGGGTCCATCATTCCGCTCTTATTTAGATCAGGATGGTAATTATATTCCTGATGGATTGGGTCGTATAGAATTACTATTTGCACCATCATGGATTTCAGATATTAAAATACTTGAGGGTAAGTATACCTATAATTATCCTGTTAAAAATGATTCAGGACAAGTAATCTATACACAACCATTAAAGTACACTGATACTGTACATCAGACACCTAGTATTACTCAAGCTCTTTCACTTGATGTATATATTGATCAGAACATTGGTAACGAGGATTTCTTAGCTAGGGAACATAAATTTACCCAGGAAGAATTTATTGTTACGAATGCTGAAAGAAGCATTCTTTATGAAATGGCTTATGTGCCAACCGATAGCTTTATTGACTACAATGGTGATGATAGAGGTTCAGTTGAGATACCACCACTTAGAATTAATTCATTTAACATTGGTACATACGATGTTGGATCATACGGTGTAGGTGAATTTAATGATGAGAAATCATATATACTATCTGTGTTTGAAACATTAGTCAATGGTGATGCAGTTAACCTGCAATATGGAACAATTGAACAAACATTAACCACCAATGATAGTTTAACAGTTGATGAATATGATGATACAAAAGATGAACTATCTACTTCGAATGTTGTTAATATATCTGATGATAGATTCTCAAGGCTATCATCTTTTAATATAGATAAGATACCAGAGTTAAATGGTATTAATATTGAGAAGTACGTACATGGTGATAGAACTAATGATGACAAAAATACACTTTACTCACCGGTATTGATTTCTGGTACCGATATTGGATCTAATAATATTGGTGATTTCACCAAGATAGATATTGATTCATTGGGTCCATCATTCCGCTCTTATTTAGATCAGGATGGTAATTATATTCCTGATGGATTGGGTCGTATAGAATTACTATTTGCACCATCATGGATTTCAGATATTAAAATACTTGAGGGTAAGTATACCTATAATTATCCTGTTAAAAATGATTCAGGACAAGTAATCTATACACAACCATTAAAGTACACTGATACTGTACATCAGACACCTAGTATTACTCAAGCTCTTTCACTTGATGTATATATTGATCAGAACATTGGTAACGAGGATTTCTTAGCTAGGGAACATAAATTTACCCAGGAAGAATTTATTGTTACGAATGCTGAAAGAAGCATTCTTTATGAAATGGCTTATGTGCCAACCGATAGCTTTATTGACTACAATGGTGATGATAGAGGTTCAGTTGAGATACCACCACTTAGAATTAATTCATTTAACATTGGTACATACGATGTTGGATCATACGGTGTAGGTGAATTTAATGATGAGAAATCATATATACTATCTGTGTTTGAAACATTAGTCAATGGTGATGCAGTTAACCTGCAATATGGAACAATTGAACAAACATTAACCACCAATGATAGTTTAACAGTTGATGAATATGATGATACAAAAGATGAACTATCTACTTCGAATGTTGTTAATATATCTGATGATAGATTCTCAAGGTTATCATCTTTTAATATAGATAAGATACCAGAGTTAAATGGTATTAATATTGAGAAGTACGTAC